CGCTATGGAGTGGTGATAATGCCGACGCAGCCGGTCCTTTCTATAGGTGGGAGGCGGTGGATGTGAAAGAGTGGGCAAAACCATTTTACAAATCCAAAGTATGGCAAGATTGCCGCGATGCCTATTTTGTTTTTCGACATGGGCTATGTGAGAGATGCGGCAGACCTGGACTTATTGTGCACCATCGGATATATCTTACACCGCAGAATATCAATGACCCGAATGTAACGCTGAGTTGGGAGAATCTTGAATTAGTATGTCAGGATTGTCACAATAATGAGCATCATAGCACAGATGCAACGGCTAATGGCTTGACGTTTGATGAAGACGGAAATCTTATACAAAAATAATGCCCCCCATTAAATCAATAATCGAAGGGCTCAAGAACCGGAGGCGGTCACCTCCAAAAACCTCAGCTAAATTATACGGATTTTTTGGATAGGAGGCGAAGTTTGACTGATATGAGCAAATATGCAGAAAAATTGGAGTATATTGATATAGATAAGATAAAACCATACGCAAACAATCCTAGAAAAAATGATGCTGCTGTTGATAAGGTCGCTGAGAGTATAAAAGAATTCGGCTTTAAAGTTCCTATTATTATAGATAGCAATAACGAGATAATAGCCGGTCATACAAGGCTAAAAGCAGCCAAGAAATTGGGTTTAAAAAAGGTGCCAGTAATTAAGGCCGATGATTTAACGCCCGAACAAGTGAAGGCATTTCGTCTTGTTGACAACAAAACGCATGAGTTTGCCGAATGGGATTTTGAGTTGTTACAAAATGAACTGTTTGGCATTAATAATATTGACATGGAAAAGTTTGGCTTTGAAGATATTGATATTGACTTTGATGCGTTTGATGGTGATGGAGACGGCGGCGGATCATATATTTCAACCGGAACAAAAGTTCGAGTAGTCATAGGAGCGCTGATGTTCGATATTGATGATGACGATCATTCTATCTACGAGAAGACAAAAGCCGCTAATGAAGAGATGGTGCGGGCTCAAATAATAGATCTGATAAACAGGGGCGAGCTATTATGATTTATGCCTTTCCACAATACTTTAACAGCGGATCAAGATTTTTAACTTACAATGTGGTTGCAAAAGCTTTAATTGCTGAAGGTCACAAAATAACGGAGAATATCAATGACGCTGACGCAGTGCTATATTCCTGCTGTGATGTCATGGATCTTAAAGGACTGCGTAAGTTAAGAAAAGAGACGAGCAAGCCTATTATTGCTGGCGGAGCTTATGCGTTCAATTATTGGAGCTTGAAATTATATTGTGACCTTGTGTGGATTGGCGAAATATACGAGATGGCAGAACTTAAAACGTTGGAGGATATTAATGATAGCCCGCATTGCTATAACGGGGCAGAAAAGGATTTGTATGCAGCCCAGCTCATAAAGTGGGATAGAGTGCCGATAACACAAATAAAAAAAACAAGTGCGTATTATTGGGGAGGCGTTGGGTGCAGCCATAAATGCAGTTTTTGTTTCACATCATGGACTCATAAACACGAGACCAATAACAAGGCATATATAGAGAAGGCACGGCGGATTTGTCAAGCTAAAAAAATTAATCTTATGGTTATATCTAATGAATACGATTATGACAGCAAGACCAAAACCAAAGATATGCTATTGACCAATTATTTAAAAATACCAACGACCGGCAATTTTGTCAGATGCGGTATTGAGTTTGCTGATGAACAGACACGCCAGGCAAAAGCAAAAGCCATAACAGACAAAGAGATATTTATGGCGATCCAAAAGGCAAAAGCGGAGAATTTATCTCTGCGACTTTTCCATATAACAGGCTACGAACCGTTGTCAAGTTGGGAACGGTACATAGATAGATTTGGGAATTATCTCAACATCGTAAAAAACAATAGGCTAATTCATCTCATGTTCAACAACTTGCAATATCAAAACTACACGCCGCTTTACAAGGAGAGAAAAAGTATAAATCCAGATAATTATATAGATCACACTGATACAAAACGGTGGTATGACTTATTGAGACAAAGGAGCAGTCATATATTGCTGGGTGCGCCATCGCCATTCCAACACGTTGCTTGCCGCATGGGGTTAGAGTTATCAACAAGTATAGAACAAGCTGAATTTTGGTTTGATATGTTCAACAAAAAGAACAAGATGACAAAGCGTCAATCGTATGACGCATTATTTGCGAGTGGTGTGCTTGATACACCAAGACGAAAATTAAACATTAACACGGGGCAGATAACAATTGTGAAGGAGTGATGCAAATGGCTACCGCCATTGATTTAAACAAACAAGCACAGGAGATTCTAGCGATAGCCCAAAAGCACGGCGTTGAACAAAACTTTTTCTTTATCACAACGTTCAAGCGTTACCAGGTACAAATCAATATCCTTAACGACCTTGAAAAAACTATCAAGGCTGAGGGTACGCTTGTAACAAAAGAATATGTAAAGGGTAGGGAAAATGTTTATACTCATCCGGCAATAACTGAATACAACAAAACATCAACGGCCGCAAATCAAACGGTGCAAACATTGATGAAAATTATAACAACACTCCGCGACAATACTGCTGGTGACGGGGAAAATGAGTTGCTTAAATTCCTACAAAAAAGATGAACTATATAGTTGAGTATTGGAACAGGATCCAATCCGAAGAGATCCCCGTCTGCAAGCGACTAAAACAGCAGTACCAAAAACTCATAGAAGAACTACACAACCCACGCGACCCATGGGTTTTTGATTTGGAGAAGGCGAATAAACCTGTTGAGTTTATTGAAAAGTTTTGCCGCCACTCAAAAGGTAAATGGATTGGGAAGCCAGTAAATCTCGAACTGTTCCAAAAAGCATTAATTCAGGCAATTTACGGATTCGTCCATAAAGACACAGGTCTGCGGAGGTGCAGGGAGGTATTCATTCTTGTAGGGCGCAAAAATGGTAAGTCAACGCTCATGAGCGCGCTTGGATTATACATGCTTGTGGGTGATGGTGAGGGCGGTGCAGAAACATATTGCGTGGCCACAAAAAGAGACCAGGCGCGCATCGTATTCACGGAAGCTGTGAACATGGTTTCCCAGTCACCGGCCCTGAGAAAGTACCTAAAAAAGCGGAAGACCGACTTGTATTTCCCGGTGACATTTGGGAAGTTTGAACCGCTTGCCAGCGAATCAAATAGTCTGGACGGCCTCAACTCACACTGTATCATCATAGATGAGCTCCACGCCATCAAGGACCGCAACTTATACGATGTCATGAAGCAGTCCATGACTGCCAGGACGCAACCTTTGCTTGCGATGATCACGACCACCGGATTTGTCCGCGAGTGCATATATGATGACATCTATGATTACGCTTGCCGGGTTCTTGACGGTGTAGTCGAGGACGAGAGATTCCTGGCTTTCATATACGAGCTTGACGAGCGGTCCGAATGGACAGATTTCAGGGTGTGGGAAAAAGCAAACCCAGGACTTGGTATCATCAAGTCATATGATGAACTTGCCGCCAATGTTGAAAGGGCAAAGAATGATCCGAATTTTTTACCAACGGTATTGACGAAAGATTTCAACATCAGAGAGACAACTGCTGGCGCCTGGCTGACTTTCGACCAAATTGACAACGATGAAACCTTCGACATAGAAGATTTTAGGGACTGCTATGCGATAGGTGCAGCAGACCTTTCCAGCACAACAGACTTGAGCTGTTCAACGCTTCTCATAATGAAGCCTGGCGGCGAGAAGAAATATGTCATCCAGCAATATTTCCTGCCGGAGGATCTTGTTGAGCAAAGAGTGAAAGAGGACAAAATTCCATATGACAAATGGGCTAAACGCGGCCTGCTGACCCTTTGTCCGGGGAACAAGGTCAACTATTCGGATGTGACGGCCTGGTTTATGAAAATGTACCAGGAATACGGCATCATACCTTTCTGGATAGGGTATGATCCATGGAACAGTCAATACTGGATCGAGGAAATGAAAGGCATGGGTTTCACAATGATTGAGGTCCGGCAGGGTGCCAAAACATTAAGTCAACCCATGAAGGAGATGGGGGCTGACCTATGCGCTAAGCGGATCAACTATAACAACAACCCGATCCTGAAATGGTGCCTGACCAATACTAATGTGAAGCGTGACGACAACGACAATATCCGGCCTGTCAAGGGTCAGAGCAGCAGACAGCGCATAGACGGCGCTGTTTCTTTATTAATCGCTTATACTGTGTTGTTCAACAACATGCAGGACTACAAAAACCTGATAGGGTGGTGATTATGATGGAGAGAAGAAACTTGTTTCAGAAGATTTTTGGGGCTATCGGATCCCGAAAAACTCTTTCGCAACTGCGCATGCTGTCCGGATACACTCCGGTATTCACACCGTGGCAGGGAAAGCCTTATGCAGCCGATGTCGTTCGCGCGGCTGTAGACGCCATAGCCAGAAATGCCGCAAAGCTCCGGGCAAAACATATCCGCCGGGTTGACGGGAAAATTGTTCCAGTTGGCAGACAGATTGAAAGATTACTGACGGTCCGCCCGAACCCGAATATGAACGCTTATGATTTTCTATACCGGCTCATCACCACCCTGATGATTGAAAACAACGCATGGGCATATCCAGTTTGGGATGGCTTTAACCTGGTAGCGATCTGGCCTATCAACTGTACGATGGCGGAATTTTTGGAGGATGAGAGCAAAACCATCTATGTCAAATTCTATTTCTTTGACGGTGGGCAAGTAGTTTTGCCATATTCCGAGGTTATTCACTTGCGCCGGCACTATTACAACAATGACCTGTTAGGCGAACCCAATGACCCTATCAATTCAGTGCTGAGCGCTATACATACGACAAACGAGGGCTTAGCTCAAGCCGTCAAAACATCGGCACATATCCGGGGGATCCTAAAGTTCCAGGGTATGTTGAAACCGGAGGATATCAAAGAAAACCGAGACCGATTTGTTTCAGAATACCTGACGATGCAGAATACCGGGGGTATTGCGGCCTTGGATAGTAAAGCGGAATATATCCCGGTTGATATCGAGCCTAAAATGGTGAATGCGGCGCAGATGAAGGAACTCCGGGACGCCGTATTCCGCTATTTCGGCGTCAATGAAAAGATTGTCATGGGCAACTATACGGAAAACGAGTGGAACGCATTCTATGAATCTACAATCGAACCAATAGCAACACAGATGAGCCTGGAATTTACGAGCAAGCTTTTTACAGAACGAGAACGAGGATTCGGGAACGAGATAATTTTTGAAGCTAATAGGCTCCAGTATGCAAGTGTCAGTACGAAGCTGGCGCTTGTTGCTTTGGTGGACCGGGGCGCTATGACGCCTAACGAGTGGCGCGAGGTGTTCAACCTTGCTCCCATCGACGGCGGCGATAAACCTATTCGCAGGCTTGACACCAGGCCGACGGATGAAACAGATAATCAGGCAGATCAAGACGATAATCAGCAGAACCAACAGGATAAACAGAGCCAGGACGGTGATAATAATGCCAATACCGACACCCAAGAAGGGCGAGAGCAAAGATGAATTTATCGAGCGCTGCATGGCTGATGAAGTGATGGTCGAAGAATACCCCGACAGAAAGCAGAGGTACAAAATTTGTTTGGTCCAATTTGAGGAGGGAGAAAGAAAGATGCAGGCAGCTAAAAAGGAAGTTCGCCTGGCCGAAATAAGGGTCCTTGAACCTATAGGCGACAACAATGAAATGATTGTTGAAGGCCGGGCGATTGTTTACGATAGTCCAACCATAATGTATGAACGCAATGGCGTCAAATACTATGAGGTTATTCAGCGCGGAGCGCTTGACGGAGCTGACCTTAAAGATGTGCCTTTCAAGTATAATCATTCTGATTCTGTCATGGTGATGGCCAGGACCCGGAATAGGACCCTGGAGCTTATACCTGACGAAAAGGGACTGTTAATTAGAGCGAAACTCGCAAACACAACGGCGGGCCGTGACCTATATGAATTGATAAAGCGCGGGGACATCGATAAGATGTCCTTTGCTTTTATGGTTGCTGAAGATGTCTACGACAAAGAGACACACACGCGCAAGATACTAAGGTTCAAACGGATCTTTGATGTGTCGGCGGTGGATACCCCGGCATATCAGGATACATACATTTCAGCCCGCAGCTTCTTTGAGGCGCAGGCGGAGGCCGAGCGTCAGGCGGCGGAGGCCGTTGAAGAACAGCGTAAGCGGCTGATACTCAAAACCTATTTTTTCTAAAAACGATTGAGGAGGTATGTTTCAATATGTTTGAAAAGAGGTTGAAGGAAATCGAAGAAAGGAAGCTGGAAATCAGGTCCATCCTTGAGAGTGATCAGAAGCTTGAAAAGGATGAGCTGGACAAG